TTCTAATCTGCCCCCAATGCAAAAATGAGGCAATCATGTTCTGGAAGCATCATCACGACTTGGGGTTGTTAGAATGAGTAAAAAAATACCTATATTAGACTTTAAATTAATTAGCGCACACACCATAGGTGATATGATGGAAACTGAAGGATGGCGTCATGCTGATGTAAGAATAAGGGTTAAACTAAATGGTAGGTATTTTGTCGGAGACTTGGAGATGAGCGAATGAGCCAGAAACTTCCGCTAAAAAAAGTTAAATTAAACCGTTTTAATTGGTGGAGATGTGAACTGATATGATTGGCATAGGCGACATTCAGCATCTAGATAGAGATGGCTTAGAACATCTGATAGAGGAATTAGAAGAGTATATGGATACAGCAAAAGGATACCTTGAGGAATTAGATGAGTGAGAAATGGTATATGGAACACATGGGTATCATGGCGTTTTGGAGAACGGTGATGGGTGCATTCAACTTGGTAATCGCTGGACTAATAGCACTTAAAGTATTCAATGTAATTTAGTAGGTGAAGTAGATGTGTCAATCTTGGGAAGAGTATTACGCGGCAAAAAAACGCTATACTGAAAGGAATAAGAAGGCTTATTAAGGGTTAAGGAGTCGGTTGGATATGGCACGAGGGCGCAGGGGCAGGTACAAGATACGCAAGCAAATCAGCGAGGTTCTGATTGATTCATCAGAGCCTCTCACAGCAGAGGGAATAAATGCTAAACTAAAAAACCAAAAGAACTCTTTGAGGAGAACCTACAGAAACAACGGGTATAGTAATAATTCTGTGAGTCAATTACTGAGAGGCGCACATGGCATAGAGACTTCTACTCAAATTGCAGACAGAGAACAGAACTACCGCAAAACCAAGTCATTCAAGGTAGTAGACGCAGACAGATTCACGACATGGGTTGAGAGTAAGAGGAGGCCTAGAAATGGACAATGAGACTCTTCTAAGGCGTGCGTATCGGTGGTTCGGTGTGGCAGCACCCAACAAACTAACGCTGCGTATGAGAAAGGACTACGGGACTACTATGAAGGAGTATTCAGCGTGGGTCAGACAAGACAAGACGGACAACCCTGAGAAGTGGGAGGAATTAGATGCCGAGATTGGGAAGCAATTTTCATAGTCTGTTTGATTCAGACGGTGTTTTCTGTGGTTTAGAAGGCACTCCATCTTACAGAGAGTTGTTCGTAAAAAATCTGAAAGTCGAGGACGCTATCGCATTCCGCTCAGAAAAAAGAAGAGATAAAAAAACACGCAAACCCTACTACGCTACGATAAAACAACCACAAGTTCTTTTACACTACAAAAAAGAAGTATTGTTTATCATTGATAGGCGTGTGCTCTGGGACTTGATTAGGAACTTCGACCCCGACATAGACTACCGCACCTTCCTTGAGATGCTTGAGTATTTTAGCGTCTATAAGATAGTAGAGGATTATCTGTTAGATTACCAAGATAAGACAATAGGGGTATGGACTCAGAAGGCTAACGGCGAGAGTTTAATTGTAGCAGTTCAAACAACCGACGAAATACAAGATATAATTCACGATGAGATTATCAAGTACGTCAGCAGTAAAATAGACGTTGATGCAACTGAGAGTTTTATGAAAATCGGCAAGTCACAACGTAGAGGTTCAGGTAGGGGATGCACCCACACCGCACCTAAGAAGCATCGCAGTCAGATTCTACGGATAATTAAAGGTGATATGATTCTAGAGATAAAAGACTGGCTGACTAAAGGCCATACTGACATTAGGCTTTTCATGGAACATGAAGGGTACATGGTTCAGATGATAAAAAGACTTACCTTCCGAAAAAACCTTTCTTTCATACCTAGTGAAATTCTATACAAAAAAATAGACAATGCTTTAGAGGTTATGCAACATACCTATAGAAGAACGGGTGTAAAAACCGACTACAGGCCTCGTGCTAGAATGAGTGACGCTGAGTGGGATGCTCTGCAATTCTGGTGGTTTGAGAATTATTTCAGTAAAGTTGATGGCTGAGAAAAGAATAACAGGGGGGCAGTATAACGTTTTTTGTAATTCTTCAATTACTTCAATAGTATTTTAGAGATATAATAGTAGGTCTATCTAAAATACCTTTGAAGAAATAAAACAATTAGAAACAATAGCGCAGTACCACGTTTTATTACTTCTGTAAACTACCGACAAAATAAAAAGAATGCATAGGGTTATATGCGGAGAATGTGAGGGAGTGATATGGCACGTTCGTCAGGTAGCAAAAAATTTCACGACTTAGTGTACCCTCTTCTTCAAGAGGCGGGGGCACTATCTACTACAGAGATATATGATATGCTCAACAACCGTGAGATAAACTACGGAGTGAAGAATGGCAAGGTAGTAAACAGCAAAGGCATCAAGTGGCGCACGCGAACGTCATTCACCATACATCAAATCTCCCAAACGCTCAGGATTTCTCATTTCTTCAAGAAAGTAGGAGTTAGAAGAGAGAAGAACGCATCAGGTGGTACCAGTCCTATAATGATATATGAGTGCGTGCCAGTAGAAGAAGTAATAGAAAAAATAATCACTTACAAACACCCGCAGAAAGATTACAATAAAACACTACCTAATTTCGCTAAGGCCGCATGGCTAGAGGCAAAGCAAAAAAAAGAGGAGGCAGAAGCAAATGAAGATTGAGCAGAGGATGGACGTTGATTGTATCTGGCAGGTTTCGGAACCTACCGTAGAACCCACGCATCTTTTGGTTTATCATCAAGAGGAACATGGACACGCTACCGCAATGGCTGGTAAGGGTATCATAGGTGACGCTGAACCAATAGCCTGTTTATTTTCTAAGTTGATGGAAACGCCTAGTGTCAATTATGTGCCCAACCCAGCATGGGTAGAATACAGGTTATACGAAACCCGTACAAAAGACGGAGAGAGGTTTTTCGTCCTACGCATCCCCAAGGCATACCCTGCGCTGATTGAGCCTCCGCCACACCAAACTAACACGGCTTGGCTATACACTTACCCTATCGTGCGTGATATAGTTCTTATACTAAGTCAGTATGGGGTGAACCGTATGACATACATGACCAGCAATCTGTTCGCTATGCAGCCAGACTACAGGCACATGAATGATGTAGATATTGGCGTTGTCTGTACCTACGACTTCGCAGATATCAGTCAGCCCGAGTTCGTCACGGAACATTTCGGCAAGCAAGAAAGCGAGAATCTCGGGGAGTTCATTCTCGCACCTAACGTTTGGATATGGTGTCATATATTTGCTAACTTCTGTTTTCATTGCGTTAAATCGGAAGTTCTTTTAGGTACACCAGCACCGACATTCAGCGATACAGATTGCGCCGATAGTTTGTTAAATCACCTTAGTATCCATTATAATTTACCCTATGATTCAAAGGCATATACTCAGTTCGCAATGGCACTAAAACAAATGACAGATGAAAAATACATCAAGTTAGATTTAGAAGATGAGCAAGACGAAACTGACATGGGGGATTTCGTACCATGAAAATCTTCGATGAGATTATAGATTTTGCTACAGGAAACCATTATGTTGATGTAGCCGATAAAGTGCCTATATTCCTCTGTTCTGTTGGTGGGCACATATTTAACTGTATTAATAAGTGCAGTAGATGTGACTTCGACCCAGACAGCCCACTAGTAGATGCTGAAAATGACTTCATTCTACCTAACTGTCCTCTACGACACAACAATATACCATTCTACACACCAATGTCCCAATTACCCGACACGCGCATACACTTGATGCTCAGGGGACCGAAGGGCAGCGGTAAGTCGGTTATGATACTGATGTTCCTAGCCGAAGGCACCGGCCTCCTCCACTCACAGAACGAGGACATGGGTATTGGTGTCAAGACCATGATGGGTCCAAACTCCGTTACTGAGGCTGGTATGTTCGGTAGCGTAGATGAAGAGGGAGAGATAGTAGGTCAGCCTTTGGCACGCAGTCTATGCGGTGGGTTTCTTGGCTTTGAGGAATTCTCCTCAATGTCAGATGCTTCCAAGAAAGACCACAGTATGGACATGAAGAATCAACTGCTGACTTCTCTTGATAATGGCAGGGTACAGAAAGCCCTCCGAAATGGCTGGGTCAGATATACCACTCGTTATACAGTATGGGCTGGTACACAACCAGCAAGGTTTGAGTTAGACTCTGGGCTTGACCGAAGATTCTTCATCATCGACATTGACATGAATCCTGAGAAGGAGTTGCAATACAAGCAGGCTCAACACAGGCAATCTAATATGACGGTGGAGGAGAGGACTATTCTAGCCAATAAAGCATTTGAGATAAAACATTGGTTAAGACAACGCATGACAGACGCAATAGCAAACCCACCAACAGGAGTTCTTTTTGATGATGCAATAGGCGATTGGATTAACAGACCGGATGTGCGTTCTTTTGAGGCTGATTTATTCCGCCGACTTGCGATTGGCTACCACATGATGAAGCCAGAGTGGGAGGGTGGCGTTCCTTTAATGATTACTTTAGATGATAGATTAGAGACTATTCTAGCGCAATCTCTTGAGCAGAGGAGGCGCGTCATGGATGCAGACCTAGAATTGATACGCAGTACCTTCTGGAAACAAGATATGCCTAAATCGCAACTTTTAAAAGAAATATCCCGCATGGTCACTATGGGAGACTACCAAGGCGCGAAGAGATGGCTTATGGAAAACCTAGAGGGACAGGGCTGGTACAAGGAGTTTGAACCAAAGACTAATAGGAGAGGACGTAAGGGGATGCTTTGTAGGATAGGGCCGATAACGGAGGAATGAGATGCCGATAAAATGCTTTCATTGTAAAAACATATTAACTACCTATGAAAGCACCGATGGTACAATGACTACTTATGTGTATAGATGCACGAACCCAGATTGCCCAGTAAGAGATAGATACACATGAGTGCAATAGAGAAAGCAGTTATTGCTAAAATACTCAAGCGTGCTGCGAAAGGAAAGTCCAAGTACGGCGTGACTATGGAGCGTGAAGATTTATCTACTTTAGATTGGTTAAGACACGCGCAAGAAGAAGCAATGGATTTAGCCGTTTATCTACAGAGGTTAATAGAAGAGGAAGAAAACACAATGCGTTGTGAATCCTGTGGTGCGCATAGAGAAGTACATGAGTGCTGGTCTTGTAACACTAAAAGATGTGTTAATTGTGATATGGACGAGATGAGAACTGATGAAGACGGACATACTTATTGTCACGATTGCGTTATGGTGGAGGCGGTATAATGGCTAAGGGATACAAGAGGTCAGCGCGTAAAGACCCGCATTGGTGGAAGTCCGTTGTTGCTTATCTAGAACAACAGCAAGAGCCTGTTTCCATTCGCCACATAATAGCCAACGCGAAGACGTTCAGACATAACAGAGCGGGCGGAGAAAGAGATACTCTTCTATGCAAGTCCATGATTTGCCCATTGCCTAGAGACGTAGCCTATATTTTCAGAGTAAGAAAGATTCCGTATGTGCAAGGGAAAGTGAGAATGTATTACTTGGGGGAAGACAATGAAGACCAGAATTGAGATTGAGCAGAGGCTTCATAATGAGAATGACGCCTTTGTGATAGAAGTCTTGACATGGGTTCTTGATGGTAACTGTCCCTTTTGCGCACATAGCGATAGAGTTAATTTAGAGAGGCAACTTTCATCGGGTGAAGTAACACCAGATTATTTAGAGGCTAAATATGGTTGGCCGGAAGGAACCGTGATGACACACATGGAGTCACACATTGACTACGACCCAATAGAAGCAGAACGAGTAGAAGAAGCGAGAAGACAATCAATCGACACACTAGATACCGCTGAAAGAATAGTAATTAGAATAGAGGGTTATTTGCATGAATTAGATGAGAGAAAAGAGCAGGTTGGCACAATCACACCAGAGTTCGTAGCCGATGCTACTAGGCTGATAGGACAAGCCAACTCCTCTCTGAAACTAATCGGCCAATTGAAGAAGGAGATTGGGGTCGATTCTCAATTGCTTCTAGCACAGTCTCACATGAATAACATGAGCCACATCCTAGTTAATACTCTCAAGGGGCACCCAGAATTACTAGATGATATAGAGTTGAGAATGCAAGCCCTGAGAGCACCGACGCACGATGTAGAGTTTGAGGTGATTGAATGAAATCATGGAGAAGTGGTTCAAGGAATACCTTAAATGCGCGACCAATCACGGCAAAGGATATGCCAGTCCTGATTAAGAATATGATGGAGGATGGTCTAATAGCCACTATTACCAGTACAGGCATCACTTGGGAAATAGGAGGCTATCGAGTTAGTAAGTCTAGCGTGAAGGACGCTTGGAACTTGTCGAACAGCCAGATGAATAGAGTCTGTAATTATGTCTATGAAACAGGTTGGGATGATGGTATGATAGAAAATCATTCTTAATAAAGTGGTTATGGTAAATGTCGCTAGTAATTTTTTCAAGCGATGTAACGCCTTTCGTAAAAGGCAAACACCACATGATGTATAGAAACATAGATGTTAATTTAGATGACCCAGAAACAACGTTTATTTTACATACGGATAATTTTACTGCTAAAAAAGTAGAAGAGTGGTTGCCCTACATAGGTAATAAGTTAGTTATTATTACCGATAAAGCACCCAAGATAACTAAGAAGGTAGAAGACCACGTAATAGTCCACGACTCTTTGAAGAAGAAAAGGCACAACGAAATGCTGAACTCTGTTACTGCTATCATCACATGGACTGATAGGAGAGCAGTATGGAATAAGATAAGGGGATGGCTACCTATACCATACGCCTTGGCTTTCCTCCGTGAGAATGTGGATGATATAGATTTCTGGCAGACTCTTAATCGTGCTAACATGGAGATGGACGATGATATTGTCAGGTCTATTATGGCGTTTGGAATAACCCCTAAACGGGGAAGGATAAATTGGCCTAAGAAAAAGAAAGCAGAGGAGTTGGCTCCGGTACCCTTCCGCTCTACTGACTACCATTGGGAGGAAATCGTGCAAACGTTTATACCCGTAGCAAACGAAGTGCGTAGTAAGGCGAAGAATATACCTACTAGTATGAGGAAGACAAAGGAGGCTACTTTAGAATGGTTATAGAATTTATATTACTATGTTTGCTAGGTGTGCTTACCGCTTTTATGGTAGATACTCATAACAGAATTGTAAATGCCGGTAAGACAACGTGGTATAAGGTGTATCCCGGCACTAAGATTCCTATGGAACCAGAGCATGAATCTTCCTTCGCTAACACCGCTATGTGGATGGAAATGGAATGATTATTAAAACGTCTCATATACTCTTATGTAACACCATAAGATATGAGTGCGAACAACCGCCGGATACGTCGAATCATAGTAGAACTATTATTTGAGCATGGCGAGATGACTAAGGAGGGTATGGCAGATTTACTCTCTAAGAAAAAGTCAGTAAGAACAGTTCCGTCACCACATAGTCTATCTGCTTTAATGGCTAAAAATTCACAAGTAGTTGTAGTGGGGAAAGAACTGGTGGAAAATGCCGTTGGAACAAAGGCGGTTCATTTAGTCTATGATATAGATAGAAACCTTATCAAGAGTAAAGAAGACATTACATTTACCCGCTCTCTCACAGTAATGACTCCTAGTGAGAGGAAGTTGGCGCAAAAGTGCGCTTGCGGTAGGATTAGGGTATTCCCTACCGATAGTGATGTGTGTCTACATTGTAAAAGTTAATATGCTGGCTATGTGTGGCCTACATATGAACATATTCATACTGCATCAAGACCCAATACTAGCAGCCATCATGTACTGCGATAAACATATACCCAAAATGGTAGTAGAATTATTGCAACAAGGAGGCTCTGCCGTCATACGTCATGGCGCTACGCCTGACATGATGCCACTTACCAAGAAGGGTACGCCACTCAAGGGAGGCTATCACAACCACCCCTGCACACGCTGGGTAGGAGATTCACGCGATAACTTCTTCTGGGCAATCGAGCATGGTCTAGCCCTATGTGACGAGTACACCAAGAGGTTTGGTAAGACTCACTTCTGCGAGGCAGGTCTAGAGCAACTATACACTATGGCGGAGATAATACCCGAAGGCCCGCTCACGCCCTTCGCTTTGGCTATGCCCGATGAACACCGGCCTGTAGCCTGCCACATTAAAGACGGGTATTTATTCCACGCCACAGGTGCTAGTGCTGTGCAAGCATACAGACGCTACTACCATACAAAGCACTTCGCCAAGTGGGAGAAGGGAACGCCTGCACCCAACTGGTGGTGGCAGGGGGCGATACCATCGGCAGATTAGCGACATTGAAACGAATGTTTCCCAACGCGCCCAAAAGAGTCAGATGTAGGAAATGCAAAAGCATGATGCCTAACCGTTTTTTGAAGGACGGTCATTTACAATCTCTTTGTAATTACTGCCTCAAACAGATACCTAGAAAGAAAGTCCGTAAGACTCGGAGTGATAAAGGTAAGAAGCGAACTAGGAAACAGTCTTAAATCTCACTTGTAGTATGTAGTAACATGGATGACTTTCGGAATATGATGAATATGCTTGAATCTATAATGAGCGCTGGTGTAAACCCAGTTCTAAGTGATATTTTAACACAGGAGAATGTAGAGCATAATAAGATGATTCAGAATACCATTTATTTTTGTGCAGACCCAGACCCAGTAATGCCAGAGACGCCACTAGAAGAGATGGCTCATGCTATGCTATCAGTCGGGCATGATTGGTCAGTAGAACATATGAGAGGTATCATGGTAGGTATCATCATGGGTCTTACAACAGATGATATAGAGGTCGCAGAACTATTTAGATTACTCAACTCCCTGATAGTCGAAAAGTCCGTTAAGTAAGTTTATATGCCCGAAGTGTCAGGGTGTATTGTAGGGGGCGTGAACTGTTTGGGTGTTGTTCGTGTGTTCCTCCACCGCCTCCTACACCGATTCCTTTCTATCAAACCCTTCGACAGTTATGGGTATGGTACGTTTCTTTACTCGCGTCTTTTCCCACGAGTTATATGTGTAGGTTGCGGGTACATCGAAGGAGAGGGGGTGTGCTCTGATTGCATTACCACACAGAGAGAAGAAGGAAGGTATGAGGAGTTGTGGGCATGAGTAAGGGATTTAACAGTAATAGTATAATGAGTAGAAAAGACCCGCACCGAGCAGGTAAGACAAAGCGCAAGTCTACATTGATGTGCGCTATCGCTAGGTATCTCAGAGACAAAGGCCCATGCTTGGCTAGTGAGGCTTACTTTAATGCTAGACTCAAGAGTGGTAAGAAGGCACACAACTACGGTAGCGTCGGCACCATTGTTAATGTGATGAAGATGAGAAGTGATTTCTATATTGCGGGCGAAGAGAACCCTCAGAATAAACAGTCAGCCAAACTTTGGATGGTTGAGTTAGATTCGGAGTTGTTACAATGAGTAAGGTTTGGGCACTAAAGCATCGTCCGAATCTACACGAGATAATAGGACAAGACCACATATTTGATAATGCTATGGATTCAAATAAACAACATTACATTCTATACAGTTCCGGTGCTGGGACAGGCAAGACAAGTTTGGCTCACGCGCTCGCAGAAGAATGGGGCTATGTGCTACACGAATACAATGCTAGTAGTAAGAAGACCAGAGGAATAGAATTCGTAGAAGAAGAGTTGCTTCCCATGTCACGCAACGGTAGATACACTCAGGTTTTCCTACTAGATGAGGCAGACCAATTGACAGCCGCCGCACAGTCAGCATTGAAAGGAGTGATTGAGAATGCGCAGGGATACTTTATTCTAACCTGCAACGACCTAAGCAAGATTAGCGCTTATCTTAAATCAAGGTGCCGAATTCTTGAGTTCCTTCCTATTACTATAGAAGATATGGTAGATAGGTTAGAAGTTATTTCTGGTAGGGAAGGAGTAGAAGTTAGAAGAAGCCAGTTAGAAATAATTGCTAAAATACATAAGGGTGATTTAAGAGCAGCGATAAACTTGCTACAGGCGTTCGCTCAATCTGAGAATAAAGATAAGTTTCTTATTGATGCTGGGGTGAGAGTTGGTGGTTGGGATAACTGGAAAGGTAAGGAGTTCCTAACTCTTTGTTTCCGTGATAAGGATTTTGAAGGCGGCTACAAACAACTACTAAAAGAAACTAAACCAAGGCAGGTTATCAAGACTATCTTTGATACTGCTATGAGTTCAGAGACAGCAACTCCCGCGCAGAAGATGATTGTAGTCAAGGCTACTATTAATGCAGAGAGGGATTTTGTCTCAGGCGTAGAGTCAAAGGCTATCGTAGGCAACTTCGTTAGAGAGTTATGCTAAATGTTTATATGCGGAAAGTGCAGGGGCTAGAATACAAGGTGACAAAGAATGATACCGGACAATGTAATAGAGAGGACAGCAAAGACGCTGAATACAGACGTTGCTACGCTAAAGGCAAAGGCAGACGCAGTATATGAGGCGCAGGGCGCAACATGGGTTGCTACTGGCAAGAGTGAGGCAGATGCCTACGCACTCGCGCTAAAGGTAGCAGGTACTCAGGTGCGCAATGAGACAGCAGCACTAACGAGGTCAGGGGCCAAGATGGTTCATGGTATGTTCGTGAGTGTACCCCGAGTTAGTAACTGGGGTACTATGACTTACAACAAGAACAAGAACGAACTTCTTGCTGCTGATGAGGCAACGCGCATGGCTAAGGTCGATATGGGTGCAGTCGTAATTTTCAATGAGAATGGCGATGGCACATATACTCGCTACGCACATGACGACTTCGGCGGAGAGTCTACTGTTTCAGAACTACCACGCCACACTATGAGGCTTGATGGTAACACGCACTTCTACTGCGTGTGGGACAAGAGCAACCCCACGTTCCCTAACGGTAACAACAATTTCAAGTACGGACAGCCCAGACCACAGGACGACAGAGAGAGAACATCTCTTTTCGTCGGCTCTGAGGATAAGACTGGCAACTGGCGTGTCATCGCTATCAAGGGGCAGGGTAAGGCTGCTGACGTTCAATGGCCTACTTTCACTCTTGGCAGTCTAGCAGTAGGCATGGGTCAGAACAACGCTGTAGGATACCTAAAGGCTACCCTATTGGATTTCACTCCTGACATGGAACTATCCAGTATGTTCCCAGAGGGGCCAATGTCAGTTCTTTCAGACGAAAGAATAGCCACTCAAGAGGTAGCGCCAATCCACCTACTAGATAACCTGATGGGCCTTGGCCCTTGGGGTACCAGTATGGAGACTGACCCCAAGAGGTGGTCTGCTCTAGCAGCGGTTCAGGCTGAGATAATCCACATCGACCCTAGGAACAACGGTGCTTCTACGCTGATTTGCGCTGACCTTGATATCAATTCGACTGCACCAGTAGTCGAGGTTTACTGCCCAGCAGAGCGGGCAATTGATTTCGGTGTTGGTACTAAGATTCTACTAGTAGGTAGCACTTGGAAGGACAGGAACAGCGGAGAGCAGAGGATGGGTATCTCCGGTTGGTGGCCTTTTGATGAGGTCGCACCTATGGGTATGGGTATGACTGATGATTCCGGTCAGCCGGAAGAGCCTCTTGGTGATGAGTGGTAATCGTGCGTGCTCTAGGGCGCTACGTTCTACTAGACTCTGATTTACCAGAAGAGCCAGACAGCCTGTCGGTGATGGGTCTTATAATCCAGAAGGGATTGAAGCAGTATCGGATATCAAGTGTTGGTTCAGAAGTAAAGGATAAGATGAAGGTAGGAGATATCGTAGTCCTTGCTGATAATGAAGATTTACTTATCGAGGTAGATGAAGGATTAGTCGCTACTATATCCGACAATATAATAGGAGTTGTTTGATTGATAACTGGTGATGATGCTACTAAGGCTTTACTTGCCGGTGTGAATAAGGTTGCTACAGCAGTTAAAGGAACTCTAGGGCCAGCCGCGACCACAGTAATTCTTGAAAGGGAAGATAACTTTCCAGTTGTTCTAAATGATGGTGTTTCAATTGCTAAAGCAATTAAGGACAAGGATGCCTACGTCAATATGGGAGTTAATCTGATACAACAAGTCGCATCCGAAGCACAGAATAGTAGTGGTGACGGTACTACTACTGCTACTATCTTAGCACAGGCACTATGTAATCTAGGGGTCGAGGAGATTAAAGGTGGCACTAGCACTAGAACTTTGTTAGAAACATTAACATCTGAAAGCGAGAAGATAATACAGGCGATAAAAGAACAGGCTGTAGAGTGCGAAGATGATATGCTAGACAACGTGGCTTGTATCGCGTCTAACAATGACGCTAAATTGGGTGCTTTGATTGCAGAGATTATGAGAAAGGTCGGCAAAGACGGAGTAGTGTCAGTAGAAGTAGGTAGTGGTTTCGACACTACTTATGAAATGGCTAACGGCTTTGAGATACATTCCTCTACGATAAGCCCGCACTTCCCTAAAAGCATGGACGATGTAAACGTTCTTTTGTGCTATGATAGAATCAATTCGTTTGAGCAACTACTACCTGCTCTTGAGCAATCTATCCAAGAGAACAGGGGACTGCTAATAATTGCCAATGACGTTAATGCCAGACTACTTCCTAATCTACTGATTAATGTGATGCAGGGTAAGGTCAATGCCACTATAATCAAAACCCCCGAAATGGGTAGGGCACAGGAGAACTGGATGCTTGACATTCAATCTATAGTGGGTGGCCCTATCTATGGTAAAATCTATGACATGGATATATCCAAAGTTGGCGTACATGGTATGGGTCATGCTCTAAGTATGGAGATGAAGAAAGATACTACAATCCTTAAAACAGATAGTCCCCCTAATGAAAAGCACCTAGATGATTTATATCAAGCGTTAGATGATGAAGAACTTATAGAGTGGGAGAAAGAGATTCTACAAAGAAGGATTGGTAGACTAAGTAATGGTGTTGCGGCCATCAAGGTTGGTGGATACACGGAACTAGAATTACTTGAAACAAAAGAGCGAGTTGATGACGCTGTTAATGCCGTAAAAGAAGCCATGAATGGTGGAGTTGTCAGAGGAGGAGGTCTAACAATGTATGCGGCATTCAGATTGTCTGCCTCTCCGTGGATAGTCCAAGCGTTTTCAATACCACATCATATTATCTTAGAGAATGCTGGGCTAGAACCAAAGTTTGATAGCGACAAAGCAATGAATGCTCTAACAGGTAATTTAGAAGACTATCTTTCAGCGGGCGTTTTAGACCCTGTTAATGTAGTAGTTAATTCTATTAGAAGTGCAGTTTCCATAGCAAAGTTAGTTCTAGGTAGTCAATGCCTAGTACCTATGAATGGCTAAATGTTTATATGCGTAGAGTGTGAGGGGTAGATATGTCAAGTTGGGGCCAGAACACTAACACAGTCAAGAAAGCAGCAGTAGAGCAAGCACCACCTACTCTATACGACAGAGAACACTATCGAAAGTTATTCGATACACGCAGACAGAACGATGTGTCTTGGAGGGGCGCCCTAGTAGGTCACGAGAATACTGCTAAGACAGGACTCGCTCTATCTCTTATGCACAACGATATCATGGAGGGTAAGAAGATTATCATCATAGACGTAGATAACTCTGCTCAGTCCACAGTACAGCATATCTACCCTAACAAGGACAACATAGTAGTAATCCCTCTCTTGGATGAGTTTGACGATTCTATTTACCATGATGATAACTCGGTAGACCACCACGCTCTTGTGAACAAGACCAAGTGGTTCATCAATCTTATTGCAGAAGACCTAGAAGCAAGTCCCGGCTCTATCGCTGGTATTATCTTCGATGGCGGTTCCACTTTCCTAAAGTGGTGTGAGTTTGCTATGAGGCAATCTCTTCTTGCTAAGGGTATTATAGAGAACGAAGATGACTCCTTCAACCAGAAAGAGTGGAGAGAGCGTAACCGCATGAACAGAGATGTTCTTGACAGGCTACACGCCCTGCCAGTACCTAAGATATTCAACACTTTCCACTTGAAGGCTATCCAGCAATACATGGATGATGGCTCGGGTAAGAAGGTCTTGATGACAGTAGGCGAAAGGCCAGACTGGGAGAAGGGAACTATGCGCCGATTCTCTCAACAGATATTCCTATCTAGATTTATGAAGAAGGCAGACATGGCTGCTGGGGTCAAGGGCGACAAGGCTCTGGCTGACGACGAGTGGGTTATCAGGGCTACTATCGAAGAGATGAAGGGTCAATTCATGGAAAACGTCGGTAGCACACACGATATCCTAAGAGTAAAGTCGGGAACTATCGAGTGGCATGGCCTGCCTTTCTTAGTAGAACAAACAGAGGCTAAACCAGATGAAGATACGCAATGATGCACTACAAGGCCTCTTGCATAAAACCAAGAGAACTCAGGTTATTGATGGTAAGACTCAAGACCAAGTTTATTCGTGTGTACTGCGAGTAGTAGGTAACTCTGTTTCCACTACTTCTTTAACTAAAGATGGTGTTTCCTCTGTTTCTAAGTTTAATGCAGAACTGCTACAAGAAGCAGAAGAAGAAGTAATTTATATTCCCGATATTAGTATTTTGCTTGGTGCTTTGAAGTATCATGGGCAAGAAGTAACGCTAAAGCAAGACGTAGACAAACTAAGGCTCAAGTCTTCTAAGAAACAGACAACTCTGATGGCGTCACCAGACGCTCTCGCATATCCTCACACACCTAAGAGCATGAAGGAGTGGGAGATGCAAGCGCTAGAGGTTGCCAAAAAGATTGAGCGGTGGGATTCTATGGAGAAATGGAGTTATACTGATGCAAGAGATGGTAATCAATGGAACTCTACTAAGAAATTCAAGATAGATTCGACTGATTTGTTTGAGGCTCTTAGGTGTGATTCTATGAATGGTCAGAAAGTAAACCGCTATAGATTCTTCATAGAAGATGAGACTCTGTTTGTAGAAACTGGTGGAGAGCAAAAGGGTAAAACAACTACTGCTCTTTATTCGCCTGTTTTTAGAACTTTAAATTACGAGTTAGATGTTGTAGTTCAGGGTGGACTAGAGCAATTATTCTCTAAAATAAACGGCCACGTTTACCTGTGTTGGTTTGATTTTAAATCAGCCGGACAGGGTGTTAAATTACTATTCCAACTTGGGGACGAAACATCTTTCGTTCTACAAAGCGGATTACTAAGGTGAAAAACATGAAAGAAATAGTCGGAGATGTAGTGGAAACGCTTAATGGGATGATACATAACGGAGTAGAAGGCGAAGCAATAGCCTCTGACTCCCAATATGAGGTTAGACTTATCTTGATAGATAAGACGAAGCCCAAGCACTATCGTGACCCCAAGTGGCTCTATGATGAGTATGTGGTTGAGGATAGAACAATGGCTGATATAGGAATGGAGTTCGGCATAAGTGCTGCCGCTGTGAACCAATGGCTCAACAAGTTTGATATACCCACGCGGGGACGAGGACACAGGGACAGTAATGATAGTAACTAGAGGCAAGGGTTGTGACGTAAGAGTACGTTACAGAGATGAGAATAGAGAAAGGAAAACCCTCACTATTAATGAAAGACCCTACTTCTTTGTCCGTTCCGGCGAATCACACCTATGCAATGCAGTCTCTAGAGAGAGGGGTCACGTAGGTCTGTATGGCGAAGAACTTACGAAAATCACCGTAGCGCATCCAGACGATATCTACCAATTCAAGAATGAGAATCCCCACATAGATACGTGGGAGGCTAATATTCCAATAGTTAATAGAGCACTATCAGAAAGAATAGTTAAAAGAAACAAGCCTATCAAGAACTATGAGCACAGGGTTTGGTATCTAGATTGCGAATGGAACCCACTTAACAACCATCTTACTGTTATTGTGGTATATGATTCCTACACGGAGAAAGAATACATCTGGTTTGTAGACAAGAGCCTTGATGAAGAGCGTACTCTAGATAAGTTTGGCGACTATACCTATGAAACCCCAGCCAAAGCATTTCCCTCTGAGGCGGCTATGCTACGACACTTCGTTCAGCATATGGACAGGCAAGACCCAGATGTAATTACTGGTTGGTATGTGGTTGGTGCAGACATTAAAACAATAATTGAAAGATGCAGAGCAGTTAATGTCAATGCACATACTATGTCACCTTATAGAAGGCTAAGTTATTCCTACAGAGATTGGGAACAACCCATCAGCGGTAGGGTGTGTATTGATTTGATGGTGGCAGTTGCTAAATTATGGGAGTTGAAGAACGGTAAACTTCCCGGCTACAAACTAGATGACGTTGCTAACGAACTTCTTGGGGAAAAGAAGATTGAATTACCTGATGGGCACGACACTTACCACACAGATTTACCATTGTATATTCACTATTGCCGACAAGATGTGCGACTGCTACCTAAATTAGATTCTAAAGTAAATGCTTTGAATTATTACTTAGCCCTACAGCATTTAGTGCAATGCGATATTCGTTCCACACCATACATCACGAAGATGTTTACCTGCCTGACATTACAAGAGATGCCTTGGTTTGATAAAAGAATACCCACTAAACCACAGTTTAATTATGAATCTTATGAGGGCGCAGATGTAATGGAGGTTGAATCAGGTGTATATGATTCAGTAGGTATTTTAGATATCAAGGCCATGTATCACAGCAATGCCGCTCTACATAATATCTCTTGGGAGAAACTAAATCAACAAGAGGGTACAGATTGTGGTAATGGTACTAAGTTTCTTCGTGCTGGTAAAGGGTTGCTGGTACAGCAGATGGATAAGATGACTAAGTTGCGAAATGCCTTCAAGGAATTGATGCGTAATGACCCTGATAATTATGACCGTTGGGACGCTATGCAGTATGCTTGCAAGTCCCTAGTCGCTTCTATGTACGGGGTAGCCGGTGACTCTAAATACGGTATGTATCATCCCGAAGTAGCAGGCGCAATTACCTACACTTCTAGGGCTACTCTAAATCGCCTCAAGACCCTTGCAACAGATGCAGGCTGTAAGGTACTTTACGGCCACACAGACAGCGTGTTTTGCTCCATCCCTAGCCCCTCTAGGGGAGAAGAATTAGTGGCCTCTATCAACGCGCAAATGGCCCCTATAGAGGTCGAGTTTGAGAAGTGGTGTAGTCGCATGGTTTTGATGGCTAAGAATCGCTATGCTGGGCACGTTACTTGGACTGACGGCAAAGAGCATGAGGCTAAACTCTACATCAAGGGGATAGAGATGAAGCAATCAAGAATGCCCCCTCTGATGAAGGATTCTATGAGTCTAACTATAGATGGCATACTTGCCAATAAAGAAGAGGAAGAAGTAACTAATAAACTACAAGAAAGAATCAGCCGTATAATCCACGGCGAATGCTCTCTGGAAGAGATTTCTATGAAAGGTAAACTAGAGAGGGATATATCACAATACAAGGTACTTTCTGGTAACTCGGCTGCCGCTGCTTGGGCTAATGAGTTTCTAGGTAAGGGATATACTAAAGGCTCTTTTTTCAAGGTTGCTTTAGACTCTAAAGGAAAGTACATAGCGTTTGATGATGAGGACGACATTTCCCATATAGAATTAGGTTATAATATAATGTGTAAGAAATACATCTTAGACAAAGTAACACCTTACTATGAATTAGTCGGTTGGTCAGTACAACCCTTAACCAACGCTAGTCAAGGTTTAGGCTCTATGTCTTGGCTATAGTTTATATGCGGGTAGTGAGACGAGATAGTATGACGCGCAGTAGAAGACTTAGTGGTAAGCCTACTGCAAAGCAGAATCAGCAAGCCATACAGGAACTCAATAACATACAATCTGAGGTAATCCATGCTGTGCAGGGAGACTTCGCTAGAATAAACGGTTTGATATTTGGCCTCCTACATCAGTTAGATTTACTCAATGAGTTTGAATGTGAGCATTGTGGTCAGCCTATAGTAGAACCATTGCTAGATGTAATACCCAAGATGGAAGAGTGCCCAAAGTGTAAGGGTAAACTAAACTCCGCGCAAACGACTATAGAAGATTGGGATAACGGAGTGACGAGCAGTACAGAAGAGGAGTAACCATGCGTGCTACTCCTGAACAAGCGGCGGCATCCTCCTACAAGCCGGGAGGGGAAGTGCTTCGCTGTAGCAAGTCTTCCTTTATGACTTACAAGATGTGTCCCCGCCAGTTTTATTGGCGTTACGTCGCAGACGTTCCCTCACCCCCACCTAGCGAAGCAGCAATTAGAGGTAGCATCATACACGCTGCTATGGAACATGGTATTCTAGGAGAGCCTCAAGACATGGAGAGGTTTCTCATAGCAGAGAGTATGGAAGATGACTCCGGTGCTTCTGCTTTGACTTCTTTACTTCATCAAATCGCTAATGATTTAGGTGTTTTTGATGTGGTAGAAGCAGAGGTAAAGCATGAAGTTTACGAAGAGTTAAAACTTGCTAACGTTACTTTACCTATTGTTTGGGTAGGTATGATTGACGGTGTGTTACGCCACCCACAGGGAGGATTAATCCTAGTTGAGTTGAAGACCGGCAAAATGAATATGGGTAAGTTAGGCAGAACGAGAAAAGAACTGGTTTATTATAGTCGTCTTTTAAAGTTGCTTGGTTATGATGAAATAACACACTTTCTATATCTTACTCCCGACTACGAAATGGTCGATGAAAATGATAAGTTATTATTAGAATATAAAAAGAGAGGTAAGACCATGTGGGTAGGCGAAAAGAACGGCTACGCCCTATTAGAACCTGTCTTAAATAGGAGTGTTAATGCCTTTGAGAACAATTTATATGACACCATCGAATCCCTTAATTCCCAGCAGTATGATATGAATTGGAACGAGTATTTCTGCCCAATCTGGTGTGACTTTCACCTTAACTGCGAATCGGAATTGACGGGAGAATTGGAAAGATGGCAGTAACAGTTATATGTAGAAGTTGTGGCGCAAATGATAAGTGGGAGGGTTTTGAAGACATGGTTAGAGTAACCGGACAAGAAGGAGACGTACCCCAAGTGGTGACTATAGGTGGTTGTGAGTGCGGCCACCAACAAGAGGTGAAGATGGATGATTGAAATTCACTCCTTTGATTTTGAGAACATAGTTTCTCTTGGTGATGTTGCGCCAATCTTCGGTCTGTACGCTCTGACTCTGGGTGCCGTTGGCGCTTATCTTTACCGCAGGTTGAAGCGAACGTCTAGGTCGTACCCTTTTGTTTTCTTTGACGTAGTAGTATTACCCAAGACTGAGTGATAGTATGCAGTTCCCAAGAGAGATAGGACTAAAACGAAGTCAATGTTCCTCTAGGTCTGAGTTCGATAAGTATGTAAATAGGCTGAATGGTAAGTCTAATATCTACACATCGCTATATAGGTTCAAAAGACCACACCCTACTATGGCATGGAAGTACGACCCTGAATCTGTTGTAATGGATAGGGCTTGGTGGGACTTTGATATCACTAATGATACAACTATAATAGATGTTAAAAGAGATGTGCATACTTTACTGGGTAGATTACGTGGTGATGTAAGAGTAGTCGCTACTGGTAGAGGTTTCCACGTTCATCAGATGTTCCAGAAACCAGTAGAGGGACAGGCTATTGCTCAACACATCATCCGCTATCAGAACTTAAAGGGGAAGGGACTCAAGACCTTAGACGGTGTGGGCAATCCACAGAAACTCACTAGGGTTCCAGATACCTATAATGTTACTCGTAAGAGATGGGCAGTAAATATAGATACACAGGCCTTCAAGAAAGACCCAATGAATTACAAGATACCAGAGAAGCCTAAGAATACCTTGAAGGTACATGACCCTTTCAGGGGAGAGAAGCGAGATTCAGATTTCCATATCGTGGAGTGGATTGCTAATAACCCCAAGAAAGAACTTCCTAAATTTAGCGGGCCTTTTACTGGTGAGATAGGCTGCATCAATGATGTTCCTATCCCACCCTGCCTAGATAGGGCTATGAGACATGAGAACCCTAAGCACGAAGTAAGGGTTGCTTTGGTGCAATACATAGCCGATAGTATGAGATGGTTTGCACCACCAGAGAGTATCAGCGCCAGAGAAACATATAAGATGGCGGATGAAATAACTAACTTCATAGAGACTTTAAAATGGAGGGACTTTAACAGGCAAACTACTAAAGGTCAGGTACTCTCTCTTCTAAAATACGCTAACATTCCCTCGGCACAATGGTTTAAATCTAGAAACTTATGTAACGGAGACTGTTGGCTTCACAACTAATTACAAGGAGGTATAATATGACTATGGCGACAAAGAAAAAGGTTAGATGCCCGATGTGCGGAAGCACTAAAGGCTTCATAGAAGTGCATGGTTCTTCCGCTTGTCTCAACTGTAAGACCAAAATTGTGTCTTGCTGTGGAGATGACGGTTGCATCATTTGATATACACTACATTGATACGATAGACTAATGCTTCTAATAGATGACAGAGAAAACCAAAAATTAATTAACTCATTGCTAATGCGCATGGGTGATTGGTCTGCTGACAATGTAAATGGACAGGCTAAAGTAAAAAGATTAGTCTCTGCTGACTATGCTATAGGGCAATGGGGAGTTGAAGCCAAGGAAATCAACGACCTGTATAGAAGTATTTTAGGCATAGGTAGAACACGAACTATAATAGACCAATTGTTAGATTTACAGGATAATTTTGAGCATCCCTTTCTAGTTGTTTACAACACTAAACTCAAACCATATGTTAAGGGCTATTCTAACAGGCAAAAAATGGCAATAGAAATACAAAAAATGCAAAAAACTATCGAAAGATTCAAAATTACTTTTTACCAGCGCTTTCCAAAAATACGCTACATGGAACTAGAAACAATGGAACAGTTTGTTAATTGGTTGATTGTAAATCACACACAAATGCTGATTGACGGAGAAGCACAAATAAATAGATTACCTGACTTTGTTAAAAAAGCGGCTAAAGCACCTGTTTATGATGACAGGGTTGCAATGCTTTCTTCTGTCTCTGGCATTACACCAGCAACAGCAGTTGATTTACTACAAAAATTCGGTAGTGTCCCACAGGTTCTACATAGTAGAAGAAGTCAAAAAGACCTGATGGAAATAAAAGGTATAGGTAGACGGAAAGCAAAAAAAATACTTGCTCTGCGAGATTCTTTCACTCATACGGAGTAAGTTCTTCTGAGGCAGACGAGTTAGAAGTAGATGCTCTGTGTAGCCCTACACTAAGATTGTGAAGAATTACGCTAGTAAAGTTAGCAGTATCAGTTGTATTATTAGGGTCACGACTAATTGATATTTTAAGTCTGTCCCCAGCACTCATGTTGGATATTCTCTGTGTAGGGAACAAGTAAGTAGTTTGATTATCCATGCCTGATATTAAAGGCACAGTAAAGATTACAGAATCTCCACCCTTTGTTAAGTTATTAACTACTGTAGTAAGTAATGCGCTTCGTCCAGTAGGAGCATCTGTAGTCCCCCGTACCGATGTATCGTTTGCACCATGAGTTATTTTACCTGATAATTCTAATTGGTTAGAAACAATATCTTTAGGAACTGTTAGTTCTGTTTCAAACTCTGTCTTGCCTATGTACCCACTTTCACCGCCCGGTGAAGAATTTGCGGGGAATACATAGCCTTCTGCACCTTTGAACCCATTACCTTCTGAGGGTTTTAATTCTACATCTGTTGGTGCTGATTTAATACTAGTGCTAAGTTTACCGGGTCTTTTTTGCCCCAAGATTCTAAAATTACCTCTAGAACCCATTAGGTCTTGTGTCAAGTTACCAAAGCCTCTGATATCAGCCCAAGCACCACTTCCAATTTGATTGATAGAAGATTGCCCCTGTCTATAATCATTGTAGTTATCTCCTGTGTTGTCGTTTATACCTAGACCTTGGTTGTTGCCTTGGTCCGTAGGGTTTTGCCCTATCCAATCATCACTACTAATTGGCTGGTCGCCACTACCTGCTTCTTGCGCAAAACTAGGTGGGATGTAATCTACTAGTTCTACTGTGGTAAAGGTAGAGTCTTGGAAAGGTGTTTGTGGGAACAGATAAGACTCAACACCAGCCGCTAACAAAGTCATATCCCTTTCCAGAGTAAGAGTTAAATCTTCTTTTTGACGACCGTTAAACTTCCATCTAATACTTTGTATAGTCAAAACTTCGTTATTCAAATCAATACCTTGGTCTGTGTAAGTAATATGGGTACCGGGCCAGTATGATAAATCTCTAGTAACGTGTAATCTTGGCGCATACCATGCAGTTCTTTCTTGGAATACGCCTTTATTGGGTGCTATGTTAGTAAAACTTCTACCGCCTAGAGGGAAGATAGAATTTACATTACCAGTTGTTATACTGCTTAGTGCTGTGCTGCTAGAACCGTCTTCTAAAACGTGTGCATTCTTTAAAATGTTAGAGTCAGCATAGTTGCCGCATCTATGTCTTAGTAAGGATTTTAAATACTCTGCGTTTACTGACACCACTATCTTTGCATTTGCTACTGCGCCGTAAGAAGAGGGTATATCTATCTCATAAAAACCACTACCGTAGATATTCTTCGTGCTACTACCAGCCACGCTAGATACGTTTCTTTCATTATCGTTAGTAAAAACATAATCTACTAGATGTAAAGTGTACTTAGCGTTATCAATGTCTGTTCCGCTCTGACTATTCTTTAGGGATATAAATAACCTCAAATCGTTACTAGTAGTAGTGCTTGTTAGAGGAGTTGAGTTAGGTACATGAACTATCTGCAAAGCATAGGCTAGGCTGTTAGCACCATACCACCAGTAATTCTGTGAAAACGTAGGGTTATCTGTACCGGGTCTGTTGCTTTGCCCATATCGCCAGTCTTTGTCACTAGCAGCACCTAAATTACCATCTAAAGCATTGGCTTGTCCGGGGAATAGACAGCCGCCTGTTCCTATTCTATGCCAATACTCGTTACCTGTCGTACTTCCTAGTTCGTCTGCACCTTGTGTTACTCGGTAGGGGTCTGCTATGTACCCAAACCTACCGCTTTGAGTCATTTGCCTATCTAAAGTCCCATCTAATATAGGTTTAGCAGTTATTTTAAGAGGCGTCTCTTTGAGTGCGCTATATTCTCTCTTTGCTATCTTTAGCGCTTCCAAAGAACTCTTTATTTTCGGATAATGCTTTACCCTCCATTTTGTAGTATCCTGTGTATTTGTAGAGGGAAAATCTACAAAGGCTTTGGATTCATCGTAGTAAACTCTTACGTTACTTATCTTAGACACTATACCACCAGCAATGTTGCTAATTTTTACCTTTGTTCTATCTAGTGCAATTCCGCTGTTGAACTTAGGTCTAAAATCTACTCTACCGTCTCTACCAACTACCTTACTAAATGGCATATAGTTTCCTTCATCGCTATATCCGCTAGTTTTCTTTATGGCTGATAAAAAGGAACCTATTGTTTTTCCTCTAGTATCTACTAAACCACCAAAATCATTACGATTAACAGCACCGCCATCATAAGTCATGCTTTGAGATACGGGAACGTTGCTAATATCTATTGGTACATTAATATTTGTAGGTGGTTGCCAAGTTTGCATAGAAGCAGCATTCCAAATAGTTCTAAATTTATCGTGCTCAAAATAAGTTCCGCTATTCTTGCTTCTAATATCTCCCTCAATGTGCATCATCATCCTAAAGGCATATTGTGGGCTTAGAGAATTGCTTAAAATTGCTGAGTCTTGAGTAATATCTATGGGTATGTTAAAAGACCTACTGTTTGTTAAATGTAGTTCATACATTCTATTTAATTCAGCGGGTATTTCTGACCTATTTTGAATAACTGTTAGAGCATCTAAATCAGACCCCCCCTGCATACCTCTTTCAGATGTGAAATCTGCTTGATTTCCGTATCTAGCAACTGTAATTGGTACGTTACCACCCGCGCCTATAGTCGTTTGCTCAAAGGCAACCTGATTTGCATTTTGTTGCATTATTATTCTTCCGTTAGGAACGCCAGCGTTATTTCCGCTTGGGTGGTTTATTGCTGCAATTAAATCAGTAACAGTAGCAGTTGTATTTCCTGTACCGTTTACCATTACCCATTGTGGGTGTGTAGTATCATATCTTTTTTCTACTACTCTAGTAGCAGCAGGGTAATGATATACCGAGCCTGTTACTCCGGTTAGGGTATTACTGTTTTTTCCCGTCCAAGAAAAACTTATCCAATTATCATATCCTAATTGAATTAAACCACTACCGGAAGCATTGAAGTCAGTAGCGTCAGCCAACTCCATAGTAGTTCCAGTAGCCCCGTTATGAGCACTAGACAACGTACTATCACCAAAATTTGTTAGGTTGTTTCTAAAAATATAAGTTCTTGTAACAAAAAATCTTCTTTCTTCTTGTCCTGTTTGTGTTATATTTTGCCCTGAACCAGAAAATGTATCTACAAATTCTTTACACCATGATGTTATTGTTACAGTAGCACCATTAGTAGTAGTAATGTTGGTAGCAGGGCTAGAAAGACTAGGGTTACTATTGATAACTAACTCGCCAGTCGCTCTACCAAAACCAGTCTCAAAGAAAGCGGTTTCTGGTCTAAGGAAAACTTCAGAAGGAGATAAAATATAAGCATTACTTAGTTGCACATCTGCTCTCCAAGCATCTCCAACAGCCCACACACCGTTTACATTTTCTCTTAAGTCCTGTCTTTTAATTACAATATTACTAGAACTTGCGTCTTGAACAACTTCAAATAATTTACCAGTAGTTAAATTTTCAATCATCATCCCAGTCTTTAGAGTATTACCTGTGCCCCCTGTATCTACTAGTGGGATAGTAGTAGTAGTTGCTGTACCTATACCAGTAATTGTTCCAGTAAGTGTGCTTGCTAGTTTATCTCCCCAAACACAATAGTATTGTATTTTATCATCTACTCTTGAGCCACCAGTATTTGTTACAACATTTATTTTACCTGAACCACTAGAAGCAAAATCAGAAACGTCTTTTAGTCTAATAGCAGTATGTCTAGAATCTAAATTATGTGTAAGAAATGTAGATTCAAATAATAATTTTTCTTCGTTAGGATGCGTACCAAATAAAGCACCCATATTTTTACCGCTTGCTATGGCTTCTGTGTAGTAGTTATCTATCAAAGCGGGATAACCTCTAGTAGTAGCAACAAACTCTTCTAGTCGTGTCGAACCTCCCGCGTCTTGCCCTGTCTTACCACCATTTGCAATGGTATTTAGATTGAAAAACTTAGCAGAATCAACTACTAAAAAGGCACCCGCTTTGTCTTCCCAATTATGATATTTAGAATCAGAATCAGCATTAGAGCCAGTTAGTTTAGCAAAGTAAAAGGTAGGAAAATCTTGACTATATGCCAGACCAGTAACACCAGTACCAGTTGTTTTCAAAGTAACAGTATCTCCGTTTACACTCAAGACTTGATAATACCCATCATTAGCCACACCACTTACCAAAATATCCCATATGTATATAGTTTCTCCATTAGCAAGACCATGCCCTGACTTTGTAAAAGTAATCTGATTACTTAGGTTTAGTGCTGCTGCGTCGGTGCCTTTACCTATTTCTACTAATTTAGTAGTGCTAAAGTTTGGAGGCTGAGAAAAAGCACTTGTAGTAACTGGGTCACTACTAGCATCTACATCCCAAATATCTATATCTTCCCCTATTTTTAAATCAGTAAATTTCTTAGGCTCTCCTTTATCTGTTAAAGTATCTGTGAAGAATAAGGAAACTTCGTAATTATCTGGCGTAGGATATTTTAAACCAAACGATGTTTTTCTATATCCTCCGTCTGCATCTGCCTTACCATCGTTTCTCATGTCGGACCACAGCAACCACAAATGTTTGTAATCGTCACTAATTCTTACTACGTTTACAGTTGCAGCAGAAGTAAAACTTTGATTTAAAAATTTAACACCAGTTAGATAATAATCTGCGTTGCCAGTTGGGTCAGAAAATTTTAACCCTCTATAAATAGCATGGGAAACTTTAGTACCTTCTGTAATTTCTACTATACCCGATGTGTGACCGTTAGTATTTAGTAAAGAATATAATTCATGCGTTATAGGTATTTTTACGCTTGTTGATGAAACCTGACTAACTAGAGAACAGGTGCCAATTGGGACATTTTGCATTACGCCAAAGTGATATTTGAACCATAGAGAAAGAGGCAAGTCTCTCATCCATTTTGCGTGTAATCCCTTGTATTTAAATTTAGTTATATCCCCTAAATTACCACCAGACGCAGTAATTATACCTTGGTTGTCGCTTGAGTATCTAAGCCTATCGCTCCCTTTAAGCGCACCGTCTCCATCTACAAAATGAGCAAGGCCACTTGTGTCTGCTGTAGCGTTTCCGTCAAAATCTACAACGCTTGAAGTAACTTGCGTAACAAAGTGCGGGCCACCCTCTGGTATTCCATTAGCAACATCATCTAGTTCGTGTATTCTCCAACCCTTTCTACAACCAGCACTTATTAGGTTTACGCTAGTATTAGTAACCTCGTGCGAGTCTCCGTAAGTGTCAGATGTGTTACCTGTAAAACCTTGGTAATCGTAGTATTGCCCTAGTTCTGCACCGGAACTAGGAAGTCTTGTCTTTGTGGAGATAAACCATATTTTAGAGGGGTCTTCGTAATCATTACCACCATCGTGAGTTTTAAGTGTAGTCTGAAAAAGATTTCTACCCGGCCCTTTTACTTCGGTTACTTCAAGAGGAAGAGCCTCATAACTACCTGCTGTATTAATTACAATTTTATCGCCAGCCTTTAAGCCGGGGTCAGCATCAACTATTATAGTGGGAAATATACTAGGCTCAAAAACCTCCCAAGAGGCGGGGGCAGTTTTTGCCCAATAACTATCCCACCTATGTGCTTGCCTACCATCTTCAGCCCAAACACTATAGTCATAAAATCCTTTACCTCCAAAAGCGCCAGCATATAGAATCTTAGGTGTATCTGGTGCGTAGGCTAGAACGTTTTGCGCAAAGTAAAGCGATGTACCAGCGGTGTTTGTAGTAGTAGTAAAGGTACCATCGTGACTCTTACTGCCTTTTATGGTTACAGATGCCCCAGAAGAAAGACCGTGTGCCGCGTGTGTTTCTACTACTGTGTATGTGGTGCTACTAACGGTCTTCTCATAAATACCCTTTATCATAGCACCTTCGTAATTTAGTTCTAATGAGTTAGGGCCATGTTCGTCTTCGTTGTTATACATCTGTATGGGGTGCCCAGAATTTAACTGCATTCTCTGGTCGCTTCTCTTAGTGTAGCCATCGTCTACATCAAAGCCAACTTTGTTACTAAGTAGTTTAAGTTTACTCACACCAAAATTCATAAGGGATTTAAAACCCTGCGCATCATATAACCAATAAGGAGTAGAGTTACTGTCATTAGTAACTGATTTCTGTCCTATTTCCCACAGAGGAATTTGATTTTCTAATTGTGCCGAAGGCTCATCAAAGTTAATTTTTATCTCCCTTGTGTTTTTATTTTGTTTTACAGCGTAATTATTTAACACACCTTTAAAGATAGGCCTGTCTCTTCTATTTACTTCCTCATTTGCATACACTAAAACTTCCCAATCATTTGCATTTTTTACAATGTTAGATAATTTATGTTTGTAACTACTACTTAGAAGCCCATAGTTCTGCCCTGCTGATTCATAATCTGGGTCATCTATCAACGTAAAGTTACCGTTAGAGATACCACCAGCGTTTAAATCTAATACCAGTTCTTTTAGTGGTGTTTCATCAGAAGAGAACGTCAAAGAATCGGTTATATGGTGCAAAAGACCCACCCTATCGAGCATCAAATATTGCACAAAGTTCTGTGGATTGTATGCACCGTTGCCTGTTTCGCCTGAAGAGAAAGTTCTAGCATTTAGGAACATTTCCCACCCATACATATTGGCAGCGCTAGGGCTACCGGCTAGATTAAAAGTCTGCGAAGTATCTTCTTTACCATTAATAAAAACTCTATATGTTCCAGCAGTATAATTAATAACAAAGTCTACATCAATCCACGCATCATCATTAGAGTAAGTCTGTGCTGTGTTACCTACATACTGGGCACCATATATATCATAGTCTAAAATAGAGTTGTTGTAAAAATCAATAGTGTAGTCTATTGCTGGGGTGCCAGTATATCCTGTCTCATTTATTAGCCTACCATTAGTTAATCCACTAGTAGGTTTAGCAAACCCCACCCTAAATTGTAGAGTTGGGTGCTCAAAACCTTTGCCGTCTGCACCTATAGAATTTATTCCGTGAGTTCTATTGGAGCCGCGAATAGACCTAACAGCAACTCTAGCACTAAATACATCGTTATCAAGAGCGCTGTTGAGGGAGCCTTCGTAAAACACAGTCGGTTTACCGGAGCCGCTTGTGGTTGCTCCTTTGTAATCTCTAATACATAAAAAAGATTTACCAGAAGGTGACTTTAAAGGCGCAAATAAATTTAAGGGAGTGTCGGTAGATGTGTTTGTAAAGTCTACTGTTTCTCCCATCCAAACCCCAGTAAGGTGAGCGTTTCTCATGTAAGCACTAGGCTTAGAAGATGTGGGTTGGCCTGCTATCTTATTACCGTAGTTAGTAGCGTTGTAAGCGTATGTATCTACTCTACCGTGGCTGAAATCCATTTCCCCCGTAGGAACTACATAGAAATTAGAAGTTTTATAACCATTGCTAAATAATTGAAAGGCTTCACCAGCAGTACCATTAAATCTAAATTTGTTAGAGTTTGTATATCCGTCTGGGTACTGTAAGTTTGCTCTGCTTGCCCAAGAACCCATTTTGTTTCTAGTTTCATCAAAGCCTAACCATTCAAAAGAGCCTTTGTTTTTTAGATATCTATCAGTAGATGCAGAAAAGAAAGATGAGCCAACGCTTCTTTGCCTATCGGCAAAAGACCATCTAAAACGAGGATTCAAAGTAGCCTCTCCATTTAGGGAGTTGCCGTGGTGCGCGTCGTCATGGTCGTATGAAGTTGATACCGTAGGAATATTCCAGTCGTTGGCTACCGCTCTAGCGCCTGTAAAATCATCGTAGTAGCCAGCAAGCCACACGCCATATTTAGTATCATAAGTACGCATTAAACCACCATGTTGATATTATTGGCTTTACCCCTACTTTGTAGTTCTGCAATGATTATGTCTGCTACTTCTTCTGTGGTCATGCCGTTAAAGTTGTTTGTCATAATTACTTCTGTGTTTGCTACGAAATTTTCTACGCCACCCATAGATACTTGCTTTACCAAGTCTCCTGTCACGGCGCCCGCTTTAAATCCAAAGAACATTTCCTCTCTTGCGCCAGCAAATTCTTCTATGTCGTCCTTTGCTTGGCTCAGACCTGCCACATCAACTGCGCTACTTAGTCTTGCTTTACGACCAGTTTCTTCTAGTTGCCTCATACTCTTATTCATAATATCTAAGTCTTTTGTATTTTCCCTAGCCTTATTACCCAACTTTGTCATTGGGTGTTTTGTCAAAGCCATGTAAGCAAGACCTACTACGGCAAGAATAGGCAGCATCCTCATAAACGCCCCACTTAGTGTAACAACACCACGACGAAGGTTTACGAAACTTGTAGCAGCCGCCTTATTTGCTGGTACTGTTTTACCTGTAGAAACCGCTGCCTGCTCTGCTTGTTTTTTTGCTAGTGTAGAAATTGCCATACTTGTAACCACAGTTTCCAACATCATTACAAACATTTGTGCTGATGTAAGTGCTAGGCTAATTTGGGCTGCCCTTCCTTTACCTAGCATCTTGTCAATTCTCTTACTAAACATCATAACTCCCATGTCAGCAAGCATTATACCCCCACCTAGTTTCATAAATGCCATTGAAGTTTTAGTGCTTGCTATTGTTTCTGCCTCTAAAGCAAAAATACTCTTTTCTCTAGCCGCAGTCTTTCTCTCAATTGCCTCTGTTTCATCAATAATAAAAATTGCGTTATCGCCAGATGCCATCTGTGCTTCTTGCTCTTTTATTATTAGTTCTGGTAATTGACTCATTCTTTTTTCTGTTGCTACAAACAACGCATCCATTGCTATTGTTTGTTCTTCTATAGCAAGTTCTAACTCTTGCCTAACACCTTCTTCTAGTTCTAGTTTGTAGATATTTTGAGTAGTTAGGTCTATATCGTGTTCTTTGAACAAAGCCTGCCTCTTGTAAAAAGCAGTATTAAAATTATCTTGCTCTACTTGTAGAGAGCCTATCTGCCTTGTCTTACCAATAGCCATATTTCTTGTTACATTTAGTGACTCAAGTGCTAGTTTTTCGTCTTTTAGGTCTTGTATAACTTTATTGTGCTGCAACTGTAGTTCTGACATATGCTGCATTTTCTTTTCGTGCGAAGAAGCAGATTGCTGGTCGCGTGCTAGAACTGCCCCATCCATAGCACGAGTTATCTGTTGGAATGTATTCATTGAGATTAATAGGGCCTTTAGGTTTAGATTTAAAGTAAAGAATGGAGCAAAGGTACCTGACATTTTTTGTTGAAAGGCAAAGAAACCTTCCATACCTGTACCTAGAGCGGGAAGGAACTGTATTGTCGATACTAACGCTGCGTTAAAATCTCTTTGGAATTCAGTAGCCGCTATTGTAGAAGGTATTAAAACATCTCCTAATTGAGCATTAACTGCTTCTAGTTCAGCCTTTGCCTTTTCAAGTTGAGTATTATTAGACTCCATCATGTCACTAAGGAAGCCAACAGATTCACCGGCTTCATTAAATACTGCCCCAGTTTCACCTAATGCTTCTTGTTGCAAGTCTATGACTCTATCAAAGCCTTCTGCAAGTTTTAAGAAACGCACATAGTGCAGATTACCTGCTACTTGTTGCGCTATCTGTTGTTTCTGAGCACTTCCCATGTCGTTATAGAGAGGAGTTAAGTCTGCTAGTATAGCGGAAAGTGGCCTAAGACCACCGTTAGCATCAGTAGTGGCTATACCTAAATTGTGTAAGGCTGTGGCAGCCCCGTTAGTATCAGCACCCAACCTAGCGTAAATCATCCTAAGCGCTCTACCTGCTTTACCTTGCTCTTCACCAGCCTCAATCAAGGTAGCAGACATAGCCGCCATAAAGGATATTTCTTCCCCTGTCAGCCTAGCCTGTGATGCAAACTCATTCATTACACGAACTATCTTACTCATGGTAGCAGCCGATTTATCCTCAACTGAGTTTAGTTGGTTAATCACCCTACTCATTTCTTTCTGTACTTGCATTCTCTGCTGTTCAGCACTTAGTAAATCATATGATGATTTTTCTACTTCTCTAAATACGAAATTAGTCTGTTGCTGCAAGTTAATAAGTTTTATCATGGCGTCTTCTGGTGCCATATCACCTATAAGACCAAAGGCTAAGGCCATCTCAGTAGCCGCTGGAATTACTTCATCACCAAAGATACCTGCTAGTTGTGCCATTCTAGCACCAGCGCTTAGAGATTCTGTGGCTGTAAAACCAACTTGCGCCCCTATGCCTATTATTTCTCCGGTAAGTCTTTCAGATATGTCATCTCCTACACTTAGGAATTTTTCAAATTCAAGAGTTGCTTTCTCAATCTCTGCGCTAATGGGGACTGTAGCCTCCACTACCATAGTCATTTGTTCTGCCAGCGCTACCGCTGCGTCTTCCATACCACCAAGACCATCCATAAAGATAGCATTAAGCACAGTCATTTGAGCACTAGCGTCATCTAGCATTTTAGCGGCTTGGAAATTACCCACCACGTTGAAGAATATACGTGGTGCGCCTATACGTGCCATGCTCTAATCATCTCCACTCAAATCCTTTGCGGTCATTCCCGCTTTCTCTACAGCACTAAAGAAATCACTATTGTTGCTTAAATATTCCTTGCGTTTTTGGTTTCTTCTAGCCACCATTGCATTAGCGTCGTTGGCTGTTGGTTTAGAAGAAGAATTAGTTGCTTCGTTAATCTTAGTGTTTATTTCATTCGCCACTTCTATATCCAACATTAACCTATCGAAACCATCCTCACGGTCATATTTATCCCACAAATCTGAGGGAAGAACGCCTTTGAAGGCCATGCAAAGAGACGGCGCTACTCTTGCGAAGATTCCAAAGGGATTGCACCCTCCTCAGTATCTCCTCTAGCGAAGGAAAGAACTCTCATTAGTTCTTCGCTGTCTAAATCATCAATTGTAATACCCTCTGATTCAATACACTCAGGCAACCAAGCCTCTACTTGTGCTTCTAGGCCTGCACCTAGTTCATCCAGAGCGTCTGCAAACTCCTCATGCTGCTCAGAAGTCCAATCATTAGGGTCGCCGTTGTGTCTAAAGCGGCGGTAGACTTTGGCTTGAATAGCCTCAATCTTGATTTTCTTTCGTCCTGATACCTGCTTTACAAGTATCGTGCTTCCATCATTAAGTTCTATCTCTTTTTTTGCTATCGGCATATTTCTTCACTCTACTCTCTTTTATAGGCACTTCGGCCTCACTTATCAGACGGACTGTACCATCTTCGGTAATCTCCCACACCCCTAGTGTGTTTGTAAAGGTTTTCATAGAATTACTCTTCTTTCTTAGCGGCCTTCTTAGTAGCCTTCTTAGCAGGCTTCTTTGGCTTTTCTTCCACAGGCTCAGGAACCATAACTGTTGTGTGTGGGTCATCGTGTGCTTCTTGTAGTGTAAGATTCTTTTCTGTTTCTGTCATTTAACCACCTCAGTTGTTGTAGGAAGCATCTGAAACGTGTGAGCCGCTGCCTATCATCTTAGCCTGTATAGCCTTTGCTGCACCTAGAGTAGTAGCATCATAGAACGCTTGGAACCCTACAGACATTCTGTTGGGGTCACGCCCGCTGACTGATGCTTCGGGTGCCTCAAACCTAACGTTGTAGAACTCAAACTCAAGTTTATCTGCTGCATCCTCACTCTTGAAGACTATCTTGATAGCATTCTTACCAGCACCGGGCTGAATCTTGTGGACACTCTCGCCAGTAAGCGCGTCGTAGGTAGGCTCGTTCACGTAGTCTGCTGTATCGCTGTAAAGAACCTCGTTGAACTCCATAGTGCCGCTAATCTCTCTTGTCTGAGTTGGGGGCGCCTTGGTGAAAGACCTGTTACCAACAGCGTAAGCCGAATCAAGGTCACGGTTGATGTTTATCTCAAAGGAAATCTGCTGAACCTTAACAGTCTTATCTGGGAAGTCCTCAAAGTAAACTTCCGCATCTGCGAAGTGGAGAGCGTCTACTGCTATACCAGCGAAATCAACGTCTGTTCGTAGTGATGAAGTAGACTCTTCATTCTTGCCTATGAAGTCTACAGAAGCCATAACGTACTCATTCAGGTTAGCGCTCATGCTGAGTTTGGAGGCCACCATTCCGGTAAAGGTGTGCTCCCTGTCTCCCCTACCAACCCTCATAGTGAAGGAAGGGTAAGCGTGCGTTGAAAGCACAGGCTCGTTGAAGATGTGAGTTCTTGCTGCCCCCATGTTTACTATTCCGGCGGCGTTTCCGCTACCGTTGGTAATTCCACCTGAAGTAAGTCCACCTATTGCTGCACCTGCCGCACCTGCGAAGGAAGCGGTAGGAACACCAGAGTAACCTACTCCGGGGTTTACTATGTAAGCCTGTGTTACTCTGTAAGAGTAAAGCATTGTATTTGCGGGTATTACCTGCCTGTTGCTACCATCTAGGTCTAGTTGTGTAGCGCTTGAGTGGTCGCCCTTTACATCACCTCCAAATTTAATTGTTGTACCATCCGTGTGATAGAAGTAAAGTTTGTCATTGTCATTCAAAAGCGCTCTGTTTGCTACTGCGGCTTCTGCGGCTGTACCGTCGCTTGAAAGATAGTTATGATACTTTGAAGCGCCCGTTAGACTTCTTATTTCTGTCATTTGGTCTGTCCCTACAGCAAAAGCGGAAGAAGAGTTTGCGGCTACTTGGGCCGCAGGTGCAACACCTGTAGATACTAACTCAACCTTGCAGACTAACTCTGCATTCTCTGTACCGAAGTTAGAAGCAAGAGGAACGCTGAAAGTTCCGGCGGCTGTGTAAGCACCACCCCTGTTAGTCATCTTAACGTGGTCAGCAAATGCAGCGCCTTCGTCTGTTGCTGGAAGGAAAGCGTATAGTATCTTACCCATGAAGTCATCAGGTTGTACTGCTAGGTTTATGGTACCCTCACCGTACTGTGTGCTTGTGACTGCCTTTGATGCAACCTGTCGGCTCATGTCAGAGCGAGTAAGCAACTCAAAGGTCTGCTTCATGGATTCGTCATCTACTTCTCCGTAGGTAACTCCCTTGCTGGGTTGCCTTGTCCCCACAGTAAAAGTTCCACTAGAACCTCCGGCAGTAGCGGCGTCTAGGGTTATGTCTCCCGTCACAAGAGCGCTTGTGTAGCCTTGTCCATGATTAGTTATTTGTGGGTTTGATAGAACACCAGATGTTATGACAATTGTACCTGTAGCGCCGTATCCGCCCTTTACGAGTGAATCCTTAGTACCAGCAGTCCAAGTGCCTGTACCCGTACCACCACTAAGATATCCAGAACCACCAGCCAATTGAGCAATGCTCGTAACTATTCCATTTTCTACGCCGTAAGCGGCTTCTTTTTCTATTGCAACATAACGATTTGTCCAGTCTACACCCATGAGGATACCTCTATATGTCACGTTTACGGCCCAAGTGTGCTATAAGTATTACCGACGAGTCATCTTTATTCTGCGCCTATATGTGAGGGTTAATCTGTGTGTGCAGATAATATCATCATCATCTACTCTAGTATCTAGTGTGGCTTCGTGACTATCTAGACTGTCAGTAGTGCCATTTAAGCCTGTCGAAGTATAGAGTTCATCGAATATCTCACCCATGATATTTAAACCACTCATATAGGCATTCTCATAATTAGTTCCCTTAGTAGTTACAAATATATCGACAGAATACATTTGCTGCACAGACGACCCAGACAAAGCATCAAATTCTGGCGAGGAGATATTCTCTAAGTAGACATGGACAAATGGCGTGCCTAGTTTTCTAACATTAGAAGCAGATAAATCATAGGCATATACTATGTTAGCATCGTTTACTTGCGTTTTTAGGAAAGGCTTGTTACTCTTCTGTAGGTGGTCTACTATGCCCAGAGCCATCCTCACGTGAATATCCTGTGCAAAGTCTGCACCCATTAACTCTCTAGGGTCAAAAGCACCAAACCTACTGTAATAGACGCTATGCCACTTCACATTACCGCTAGTATTTCCCCAAGATACTGTATTAGTTCCGCTAGAGGCAGCAGTCAGAGAAATGAAATCATCAACTGCGTCATCATTTTCTATAATCTCATACCTATAGCATTTTGCCGCACCAGTAGAATCTAGAGTTAGCCTGAGCATAATAGGTACTGAGTCATTCTCACTAACTCCCAAATCTAAATCAGTAAAATTAACAGTAGTAGCCCCTACTACTTTTAGCCCTGTCATAGTACCTGTTGATTTAATTTCTATTTTATGTGAGCCATTTGCAAGAGTTAAAATAACTGCGTCGTTATCTGGGGCAGTAGCAAAAGTAAAACAAGCAAGCAAGGTCAAAGAATTATCATCTGCATCAGGAGTTATAGACCAAGTACCGTTAGTGATAACCCAAGAGCCATCAACAGCAGACCCACCGCTACCTGACCAACTATCATTACTATTTCCACCGGGCGACGCTGGGTTTAAGCCAGTCATCCTAGCATTCCAATATTGATTCTTAGTTGCTATAGCCATATTACCTAGTCCTTATCTTACTGATATACTGCTGGAAGTCCTTGAAACCACTCTTTCTTTCTATATTCCTAGCCGTGTTCGACCAACCTTGCTCTATGCCTTCCATAACTCTTTCTCTTACCTTTCTTTCGATATTCTCCATTCCCTTCTCAATAAATTCAGGCTCAGGGTCTTTGGCTGGGGATATATATCCGGGTTTAACAGGAAAATTAAACGTCTTACCTGTGTTTGGGCTATTACCAAAAAACCAAGACGGTCTTTCTCCCGGCGGGTCTTTTAATGGAGAACCCTCGGCTTTTCCTTCTGCTAGTATTACTGCTAGGTCAGCACCCCTACTACCTATAGCCCTACCTTTTATCGACCCTATCTCTAGTTGTTTGTAATCTCCGTTTGCTTCGTGCATTCTAGAAGCCACCGTACTTGCAACCTTAGCGCCGATACCACCTACTCTGGGAGTTCCATCTGCGCGAATACGCTGTAGTCTGCTTCTCATATTTTTTGCCTCTTCCTGACCTATCTCCGAAAGTATTTTTTCGACTTCTATCTTCTGCTCTTTCTCAAAGTCTTTGAGCATTCTCTTAACATTTAATTTAAGTGTGCGCCCTGCTGATGATTGGTCGAAAGCCATACAACCACCTAATTAACCGTTCCCAAATGGGCTAGTCTTTTAAGATTCAAAGTACCTCTTTCTCTCAAAACTGCACCACCTTTTTCACTTAGTATAGTACCACCTTCATCTTCCATATAAAATGCAGCCGCTAAATCAGCACATATTTCTCTAAGAACGTGTGCCATCTCTCCTTCTTGGACTGTTACGTTATCGGCGTGGTCAGCAGAAACACCAGTAACACCACTAAGGGTATGGGTGCTTTTTCCTGTCCACTTAAATGAGTCACCGTCTATATTACCCTCACCAGCGCTGCTGAAGGCCGTTCCCGAGGTCAGCACTAGGGTGGTAGCACCGGCAGAAATGGCGCCGTCTAACGTCGTTTCTGCTACCTCCCTTGAGGGAGCATCTCTACCATAGTCTCTAAACTCTTGGTCTACTTCTATAGAAGCCCTGCGTATTGCTAAATCTAACTTACTAGACGCTTGAGTTCGTTGAGCGTTGTTAAGACCTAACCTAACACCAACATCAGACTGTGAACAATAAGATACCATATATTCCTAACACTCCCATTATCAGATAAAGCATACGCTTCTGCTGTCTTTTTAAGGTAGCAAGTGATTCTTCAAGGTTGTCCTTTTCACGTTCTATACGAGAAAGTTTTGCTTCTACCCATCTAAACCAAGCAGTAGCCATCTTTCCCATCATCTCACATCTGCGAGGAAACTCCCATAGCACCTGCTACTATAGCAATTAAAGCAAAAATTACCTTTTGCATATTAGCCATATAAGAGGCTATAAGTCCATTAGTTACTTCTAATTCTGTAGCAACCTTAGTAAGACCAGTCTTCATATCCATCTGAGATTGAACTAACTGCTCAATCACTCTATCGTGACGTTCAACGGTTTGTTCAAGGCCTTCTAGTTTTATTTCTAAAACCTCTTCGCTCATTCGGCTTCCTCAAGTCTTGCTATTAACTCGGATTTTACACCACTAACTGATAGACCTTTTTCCTTAAGCAACTGTTTTAACTCGGCAACTTTGTACTCAGAGTAAACCTTTTCGATGACAGCGATTTGCTCCTCTGCCTCTTCTAGTTTATCCTTTCCTTCTCTGGCGGCATCCATTAACTCATCCAGAGTTATTTCCCCATCTGCCATCATCATTTTATATTTCTTATATCCCCACGCTGCTAGACCTAGCAGAGCACCACCGGCTACTAAAACCACTTCAATGTCGTCAAAGATACTAGACGTTGCTGCTTCTACGCAGTCTGCTACGCAATCTGCTACTGTTGTATTATTTTCGCTCATTTTTCTCACCTATCATATATTATTTGTCTAACTGCCGACATTGGAATTACTGTAAAGTGCCTTTCTTCGCCGTGGCGATATATCTTGTAGCCGTGGGGTGTCTCTTCAATGTTTACCTTAGTGTAGGACTTCTCAGGGGCTTGATAAACTATTTTTCCTAGTCTCTTTTCCACCATAAAATCACACTACCACTACTATTTAACGGATAATCGCACCAATTTTTTTCAAAATCCATCGTGCAATTCCATCCACATCAGTCATCTGACTCTTCCTCGGCCTCGTCTTCACTAGGCCCAAGAGTCATTTCTTCGTTTCTTGCGGCAACCTGTTGTGAGATTTCAGCAATATCGCGCTTTAGACCCATAAGAACACTATCAATATCATTGACTGCCTTCTCCATAAGTCTTAGCCAAACCAAACGGTCTGACGCAACCTGCCTCATCATCTCTACTTCGCTCATCTCTTCACTCATACCTCTCGTAGTTATGAAGTCTATTTAAGGCTTTAGTTCATCCAAGAAGGCTTTGTAGGGAAGTTAGCCAATGCTTCTGCCGCCGTATCGTGGTCTTGAGGGAGGGTAAGCAGAGCCGTCCTGTACGTTGCTAACTCATTCTTCTGCGTCTGCGTCAATGCCGCATACGGTATAGCCAATTGGTACTTATCCATGTTCAATAGCGCAGTATCTCTTATTCCTCTTAATTCATCCCAATCCATCTTATCACCTATATGTCATACACTACCCATAACTGCGCATTAACGTGTTCTATGTCAATCAAATCACCACCACTCCTCTGTATTTGTAGTATATCACCTAGCACGAAATCTATATTACTTGCATCACTTAATACTGCTACATCCACTAATATATTGTAATTGTTTGTAGTACCGATTCTGTTAAGACTGGCAAAATCTATATCAAAATTTACTGATGTCGTACTTCCACCAGTATTAATCTTATGTATTGTCCATGTGTCAGTACCGCTAGTAGCGAGAGTCTGCCCATAGAAAGCAAACATAGCCATCATAACTTTACCCGCATGAGGCATTGCATAAAAACCCGGATTGGCACTTGATGAGCCACCAACAGGCACACGAAGATAAACCGCACTCGTACCCATGCTTTGCCTGTCGTAGTACCACATCTGCATGGTGTTGAAAGCATTTCTCATACTAGACCTGATGCCCTCACTCGCTATGAGTTTGTCAGTATACATATCGTCTTGCGCTCTAATGTCACCGTTTACATCTAGTTTGTAGGATGGGGTAGTATCGTTTATGCCGACATTACCACCGGGCTGAAGAGTCATCCTAACTCCGCCATTAGCCTTAAATTGCAGATTATGGTTGGTAGTAGTACCCATGATAACTGCCGATGTTTGTACCTGCGTGTGGAATGTGCAGGGTGTAGCGGTCTTAGTATAATACACATTTACCGTACTAGCGCTTGAAACATCTAATAACCCATCGGGGGTATCTGTGCCAATCCCAACAAATCCATTACCATCGATAACCACTTTTGTAGTTAGGCTTGCACCCGAAGCATCTCCCTCAGAAGTCTTAAACAATAACCGACCATCAAAGTGTCCTTCTTCGTTTGGGTCTTCTGTCCAAGCCTCAACACTCGCTACCCTAGTAACCGTGTTTGAGTTTTCATTCATAGCAAACGCTAATGTACCAAGATGGAATGTGTTAGTTCCACCATAGTAGTTATTGGCATCGAAGTTAGCAAGTTCTATTATTGCGGGTTTATCAAATGCCCTACCCGCGACCCTAAGTGTAGCATCACTAGCAGCCGTTCCGGTATTTGTTCCTGTAAAGTTATTATACCAACCAATAGTCACATCACCGGGAACAGATAAATCCCATTGTGGATTTGTAGTGCCTATTCCTACGTTGCCTGTATGCCCCACAATAGTAAATCTATCAACAAGAGTATCACCACTACCTCGCACTCTACCAGCAACTCTCAAGTCACTTGAATGGTAGTCATGTCCTCCGCTATCATCCCCACTTGTGTTGTAAATCATCAAGGTTCTATTTCCATTACTATGCTTTCGGAATAAAATCCTGTTAAGAATATCTCCTGTGTCTAGGCTTTCTGCAGCAGTAGGATTATGTAGGCACAAGTCCCCATCTCTAATAGTTACTTTTTCAGTAGGGGCAAAAGTTCCAAAACCCACGTTGCTGTTTCCTCTAACACCACCCATAATAATTGTTCCGTTTTGGCTATTATCGTGCCTCATCAAACCCCAAGTAGCATTACCACTACTCAAAACTGCACCGGAAGGTAATGTAGCAGTAGACCCGTCACCTTGATAATAAAGAGATAGTCCATATTTATCTGTTAATGCGGTTGTGTTATTATGCTCAGTAAAGAAAATTCTACTCGACGCTTCCCCATTAGTGCTTGCAGCCAAACCTTCTAGTAATATAGTTCTACCTCCGGTATTATTAACTGCTCTTTTACCCAAAGAGAAAGACTGATGTGACCCACCTATGCTTATTGTTTCTGATGATACTAGGCTTAACTCAACGCCCGAACCTTCTGTCCTAATCTCACCATCAGCCGTGTAAACTATATCCACGTTAGAAGAGCCATCACCAACATAAATATCAGCAGATGTATCTCCTATGTCTATAGTACCATCAGCCACAATAGTTAGATTACCGTTTGTATCAAGAGAAATAGTAGACTTAGCAGACGCAGTAGTAGGATTGAAAAACTCAATCTTACGAGAAGCCGGGGTTACTCTAACTGAATCTGCCATTAACTTACACCCCCAAACCTTCGTTTAACGGTACCATCACTAGCATAGTGTTTTGTAATTGTTACATTAGTGTTATGTTTATTCATATCGGGGTTTCCGTATATTTGTGAAGAGTTTGCATTTGGAGTAACACCATCTAGTATTATCTGTATAGGTTTCATGTACCACCCTTCCCATGAATCACTATCGTTCTGTACTATACCCGCTATAATATATCTTGGGTATGGTATAGCGGGAGTAGTATAAGTCAAGGTCTGCCAATCAGTATTGCTTTCCATAGAAGCAAATTGTTGAATATAATGCGTTCCCTCATGGACTGAAAGACCATAATTACTTGTATCACCCGTAATACTTCTTGAGTGAGTATTGTCGGTATCAGAACCAAATTTACCTATTGGACTTCCTACCCATAGTCTAGGCTCAGTCCCACTAAATCCTGTCGCAAGTGGTTTAACTGTTACCTTTACTGTGCAAGCAGCGTTAGCGGGAACATAGATGCTTTCTACTAAAGCGGCTTGCTCTCCGTCATCGTGACTTGACCTCTTCACAACATAGGCTTTTTGAGCATCATCCCAACGCCAAGACATATAATAACACCAATTCTGCACATTGTTATACTCAAAGTTATTCTCTATTATTCTACCAACAGACATTTCGGGGAAATACCCTTGTCTACCCGCATAGCCCGAACCGCTAATCCTGTGTTGCCCGTTTGTTATAGGTTCGGTGTTATCGTTATAGTATTCTATACCACGAAATCTACTGTGAAGGAATGTCCACTTGCCTACTTGAGAATCCATGTAGGGAAATTTTAGGTAGCCGTCTTTACAGTCGAAGTTAAAGAAAAGACCATTACCACCCACAGTCCTATAACACCTTACGGAGTCATTCGTACTGACATTGTTTATCATATTGTTTACGCTTGTATTGTATAGAGTTTCAATGAATATACCCCTGTTATTTCTACCACTATAACAGTATCCCAATTCTCCATCTTCTCCTACTCCCCTAAAGTTAAATCCATTATTAGTATTACAGTAAGCAAAGTTATTGAAACCACACCCGTTGGGTTCGTGATACCAAGCAAAGCCGTTATCCCCCTGTGTAGAAACAGAACATCTTACTACTGCCCCCCTAAAGTCATACGACCAAAAGCCACCCCAATTTCTAGTTTCTGTTGGGTTGCCTTGAATAGAAAGCCCCTCAAAATAAGGCTCGCGGTCTGACTTCTGATACCCTATGCTTATATCAGAATACACAGGATTGCTATACGAGTTTGCACTCCAAGCGTTGCCGTTTAAATCTGTACCGTTACCTGTTCCAACAGTAGATGCTCTACCACGCACTACAACACCGGAATATACAGAAGATTTGAAACTACCTATATTCTTGAACCAAACATCTTTGAGAATTAACTTTCTACTATAATTGTTAGTGTGTTCCACATAGTAGTAAGAAATATTACTAGAGGCTACTACATCATTAGCACCGGAATTTTGTGACCCTATTACAATATCCCTAGTCATTCTTGTTATTAAAGCACCCACAGGCACTACATATCCTATTGCCGCAGTAAGAGTTAGAACGTTACTGCTTCTGCTTTGGACAACGTGCATAATTGAATCTCCACTAAAACTCGATTCATAAGTAGCGGGTGCATCCCCATTGTAAATGCGTCTAGCCCCAGCCGCAGTAGACCCGGCTTCTAGTGGATATTCAATGAGAATAACATCTCCTTGTTCAAACTTTTCATCCTGTGCTAATGTGATTGTAGTATCAGTTGCGGCTCTAGCAACGGTAGCGACGGTAGCACATTTCCTTACTCTATCATCATTGAAATGCTCTTTAACGCTACCAGTAGTGTAGACTATTGCGTTGGCTAATTGAGTTGAGTTTCCTGTAATAGTATAATCATTTTCGTCAGCCAAATTCTTTAGAGAAATTACGTTGCCGTTTATTGACTTAACTCTAGCAATATTATGATATGTAGTGCCAAAGGTGACATATTGGTTGGGTCTATATTGCTTACCATTACCTACTGTGATAGTAGAGCCGGAAACACCATTAGAAGAAGCAATAGCAGAATCCGGGCCTACAAAGTGGCGGAAGTATATCCTGTCGGGAGTTGTGCTTGTATCAACCTTAGTAATCCAAAAACCCTCGTCTTGTTTTCTTACAGGACTGTAATCAACATTTCTAATGTGGTTTCCGTTATTATTGAAAATGGCAAACCATTCACCTGCGGCAAACTTACTAGCATCGTCTACTTCAAAATAAGTCACATTTAATGCGTGGTCGCCTGACAATTGCGTAGTAGGCATACCATCAGACCCTTCCGCTACATGAGTGACGTTTGCTTCATTTTCAAACCATAGTCCGTGAATGGCGTTTCTATCTCCCTTAAAGAGAATTTTAGAGCCGGATTTCTGATGTAGTGTGCCGCCACCATCAATAGTCATTTTACCATTCATATTCATCTCGGCTGAGTGAACCAAGATACCGTCAATATCTACATCACCAAAACCATCCCCGACTGCTTGCGCTACTGAATACGTCACAGTATGCCCACTAGCAATATTCACAGTATCACCTGCGGCGGGTAATGAACCACCTACCCAAGTAGAAGTAGAATGCCAATTACCCGTTTGTGTAGAAACTATGTTTGCCATTCTCTTATACCCCCTATTTCATCTTCGACTGTATCTACTATTATCTTCTTTACCCCATCTTCTTCTATAATGGTTATAATAACTTCGTTGCCATCATTAAACAAGATGTTTCCAACATCGTCTTCTATTACAAATATCACTCTAGGCATTCTTCGACCTCCAATTTTTCTACGTCTTTACGTTCTCCTTGAATAAAGTAAAAGTATTTGAGCATTTGGTTTCTCTTCTTAGATGCTACCCTTACCTTGCCGTTCTTAATCTGTTTTACAAATAACTCTTGATGCTCGCCTATAGGAGTCAATTGCACAGTTATAGTATCTTCGTCTACTAGCCCCTCCCAATAGTCCGGTAGGGTAATTACACTTGCGTTGTGCTGTCCTCTCACATATACCGCGTGTTCCGGCCCCTCAAGAGAACCGTGATGCAGTTTCATGTTGGGTTTGGTTGGGTGTTCTATTACGAATTCCTTAGTAGCACCTGTGATTGCCCCCGATACATCTAGCGTTCCTGTAACGGTAGTTGCCCCGTTTTCATGCACTTTAAATAACTCGGTAGCCGAACCTGCCGTAGCATTGCCATGTCTTACTGAGAAATACCTGCTTGAGTCATTTCCATCTGTGTCTATGAGAATGTGAGTATTACCCCAATGCCCAAGTTGCAAATCGACATTCGACCC